GTGGCAAAATATTCTGACCGGTCGAGCTACCATTGTTTTGCGCTCGCGCTACCGAATGAGTTGTGCTTGTCTTCGGAAGATAGAAAGCTCTGAGGCCAGAGTTGTAATAGTAATAGGGTGACCAAACCGCAACCGACTTTCTGTCACCGCTTTCGATCTGATTGGAGCCGTGTACGGCACCCTGCTCGATCCCGTAGCTTGTTGTTACGGCAAAGTTGTATTGCAGTGTCGCAGAAACAGCGGTGCCACCACCAGAAGAGGTCAGGTCAGTGCCGTCTTGCGGAACAGTAAAACTATACCGCTTTAGGTTATGAGAATGATCAAAAATAACAAGATGACATGTACCGTCATCACAAAGAACAGGATGAAGATTTTTAAAAGTTTCATCGCTACTCTGTGAAGGGTTTGAATTTAAAGCCAGTGGGAACCAAGTTGCGGTGGTGGCATTGGTAAACGCATCGTGAGGTGACGGGTAAGTGTCGAAATCTACGCCCTTGTAATGCCACACCTTCCAGTTATGGTTCCCTTGCGAGTAGAAAATTCCAATGAACTCCTTACGAGTATTGTTGTAGGAAGCCACATGATACATGTTTTGAGGGCTTTCACCGCCAGCGGTAGGCGGTGTCCATGACCGACAATTTGCGGCAGTTGGTGAATAGATGGATGCCTGTGAACGGTTGTAACAGCAAACCTTTTGGTTGTAGTAGAAATACATCTTTGAGCTATCGGTATGGTCGCTATTGATGAAATGATTGTTTAGATATTTTTTATTTAAATAGCTTGTTTCGTTGTTGCCATAAGCACCGTCTGCAAATACGTCTAGCCAGGATGGACCCCAAGCCGTGTTTGTAGTGGCTGTGCCACTGAAATATACGGAACTGTTAGAGCTTGGGGTGTTTTGAGTGCCGTTCCATTGTTCCCATCGAAAAGATTGGTGATACCCGTGAGTGCTATCGCCTAGACGGACGACAGGTGTATATGATTTATACCTCTGATCAGTGTAGTTTTGATAAGCGGGTATTATCACATTGAAGTCTTGATCGTAAAAAATAAACTCGTAAGCTGAACTACTGCTGTTGTTGGAAGCTAAGACGTATTTAGCTGGCTTAGTGCCGCCAGCCCAACCTGATTGGGCTACAGAACTAGAGCCGCCAGATGAACCGCCACCTGATAAGTCTGATAGGTTAACCATTTATACGATCCTCCAGCCGGTTGTTGCGTCGCTGTAGACTAGGTAAAAAGAAGAGTTACTGACGTTAGCAATGAGGTCCGTTGTGCCGCCCATCATTGTGCTACCGTTTCGAGCGACCGTTAGGTTGTTCGTAGCCCATGAGCCGCTTACGTCATTGACTTGAACCCACTGCCCAAGTGTCGGGGATGCTGGGAGTGTAAGTGTCCATGCTCCCCCAGATGTATTTGCGAAGACACGATCATGGACTGCCGCTGTGTAGTTAGCGGTTTTAATTAGCCATGTCTGTTCCGTGGCGGGGGGGATGTCTGCCCAAAGTGTAACTGTGCCGTCTGTCGATAAGAATTTACCAGATTGACCTGCGACGTTTGCTAGGTTCGAACCGACGGCTAACTGCTCGTAGTTCGCGGCATCGCCAGCGAAAGTGGTTGATGTAAATGCTGTCGTGACGATGTAGCTGGATACGTCGTAACGGAAGACATCACCGACCTTATAGAAGGTGCCGCCAGCCGCATAAGTTCCCTTCCATTCGATGCCACCGTTGAACTTCTCCCAGCGGTTAGCGGCTAGGTCTGTCTCGAAAGTGCCTGATGCGTGTGCGAGTAAAGCCCTATAGTTATTACCCCCGTAGCTCACTACATCATTAGGTTCGTAGGCAACCGATGTTGCCCAAACCCCGCGAGGTCTGATGGAGCTTATAAAGACTTCCCAGTTCGCAGTGTCCGTTGGTAAATTGCCTGTGGTATTTCCAAGAGCGCGGTAAATATTACCGCCATAGGCCACTAGGTCGTTTACAACATACGCTGTCGCGGCATTGTATACTGACTCTGCCGAAATCCCATCTACAAACTTTTGCCAGAAAGCTGTATCGCTTGGAAGGTTACCCGATGTGTCTTGTATTGCTATGTAGAGTGATGAGCCATATTTGACGACATCGTTCCGTTGATAGCCTGTGGCGTTGTTATAAACATTTTCCCATTGAATACCATCCGCGAAAATCGACCAATTGGCGTGAGGCGGTGTGTTACCAATCGTGGCGGCATTAGCAACATAAACCTTACCACCATGTGTGACAGTGTCTCCAACCTCGTACTGAGTTGCGTTGTCGTAAACGCCATCAAAGGAAAAGCCTTCAACTAGCTTTACCCAGTAGGTTGTATTTGTGACAGGGTTGCCAGAGGTCGCTAGAGAGTAGATGTATAGATAAACTATACCGCCTAGCTTTGCGATATCGTTGACCTCGTAAGTCGTACTATTGCTCCATTCTCCAGTCCAATGAAACCTTAGTTTACCTAAGTCCATGATTGTTGACATTAAACTATCTCCATAAGTAAGTGCCCATTTGTATCCCAGCTAAACTGAAGGGTGTCCTCTGTCCAAATCCAGTGGCGGTAGTCATTCGGCCCCTGCTGATTATCTGGGTCTGGAATCGCTATAGCGGTGCCGTCATTTATTTTGACAACATTTAAGTCACCATTATTATCGAGCTTAAAACCGTAAAAGGTTTTCCCCGCAAAATCATTGTTTGCTGGCTGGGCATTCATTACGATAGCCGACATCAGTCAACATCCTCTAGGACTGAGACAACCACATCAAAACTTTGGTCTACTTGCGACAGCACTTTAATTTTTTCTCCTGTTTGCAGTACTAATTTTTTACCCTGGAAAAGATCTTGCGTCGTCCCGCCAGTAATTCTTGTTGATGTAGAAAGATGAATGACTGTGTTATCAGCCTTGATTAGCTGGACTTCAGCAGGAAGAGTGCTTCCCGTGACATTGGAAACTGAACAGCCAATCATTATGGACTTCTTGGCAGATGGAACCGTATAGACCTCCGCGCCCGTCGTGCCGACTGCGTTAGCTGTGGCGTTCTTGAACTGATAAGCTGGCATCGTATTCTCCTAACCTAATGCAATTGCCATCGCGACTGCGCGGCTATCGATATAGACAGCGTCGTTGGTTTCATCTGTCCGTACCTTTGCCCCGCCAAGTCCGAATAGTTGCAGGGTGTCAGAGCCGCTGTCTGAGGTCACATCACTGGTGTCGCCCGCTGTGCGCTCGTCGCCCTGGATTGTTGTAAAAGCGGAACCAGCCGCACCCGCCATAGCGGCGTAATGCTTTGCGCTGTACTCTTGATTGCCTTGGCTGTCAGTAAACTGTGTGTTGACGGGGTGGGTTGCGTACTTCTCTGCGTCATCGCCAGCATTAATAATGGCATTGAGATTGGTCGCGACTTGGTTGACGTTGTTAATGTCTGTTGCAACCGCCGCTATACTAGCCAGGTTTGTGCCCTGATTGAGGGTGCTTATTTCATTTAGCTTTAAGGCGACGGCATCGACATTAGATATCGAGTTGCCGACAGCCTCAATCTCTGAGACTGACTCAAGAAGGTCATTCGCGACAGTTACTATTTTGGAAATGTCGCTGGCACATTGTTGTATAGCTGATAGGTTGGAGGATGCAGCAAGGGTGGTCAGTGCGTTTATATTAGAGTTGAGTGTGGTGACTGCTCCGATTGCCCCGTTGACCGTCGAGATGGCGTTGAGGTTATTTGTTTGCGCTAGGATCGTGATGTCGCCCTTAATGTTTTCAACTGCTTTTATTTCTGTCAGGTCGTTATCGACATTTTTTATAGCTTGAAGGTCAGTGTTTACATTCTGTATGGCTGTAAGATTTGCAGTCAGGGCTAATGTCTGTATTTGCGGAACCACTGGGGCGACGGTTTGAGCTGCTGTCGTTATGTCGGAGGCAATTGCTCCCAGCAAGTCTATGTTGTGGTCGCGCACTGTGATGGAACCGCCAGCTCCTGATGTGGTCGCACCATAATAAAAGAGGCCAGTCTGTGGGGTAGAGTCGTTGATGAAGATTTCAACCTTGGCTCCAGAAGTGCCAGCCGTTCCGGTACGTGTGACATTCGATGTGTATTCTACGCCGGAGTTGTGTGTGCCATCACTTGTCTGAGAAAAAGCAAAGTTTTCTGTGTTTGATGGATCGGAAACATCAAACTCGTAAGTGAAGCCCGTCTTCATTACTAAGGATTGATTAGCCTGACCATCAATCAAGAAGTTGTTGTTGGACATTGTGACAGCATGTTGGACCGTGCCGCCGATTTGAGAACCGACATTGACGACATTTGATATGTTGGTTGCAACGAGCTGGACTTGTTGGAGATTTGTTATGACGGGTTGGATGGCGGTCTGAGCGTTGATCGCATTTGTCGCGGCAGCTTCTGCATCCTGTTTGTATTGTAATGCGTCAGCGACATACTGTGCGAAATTCGTAAAGGTAATTGTTTGCCATCCGGTGTCAGCCTGGATGAACTCGCCGACCCTGACCTGGAAGTGACCTATGTTGTTGGGATCTTCGCGGAACTGAAAGACGCTGGAGCGGAATACGCCAGTGTTATCGAACAGATCTGCGAGTAGGTCGCCAATAGAGCGGCCTCCGAGTTCGGCATTCTCCAGATAAGTATCTAGAACTTGTACGCCGTTAGCGGAGCTGTCAAAGGCAAGTTGGTCGCCAGTGGGACGAGTAATCGGCATATATTATGACCTCTTCTTTTCTTCCATCTCGTTGATGTAGTCGATCAAATCGAGGAGATATCGGCGTGAGCCGATTTGGAAATTCAATATGTCTTCCATCTTGCGGATACGAGCATTCATCTCAGCGATCTGCTTGTCGAAATCATCGCGCTGGGCTTTCATGTATTTGTTCTGTTCGGCAAGATCTGTGCTGACAGTAGTCGAAGTGTGTTCATGCAGGGCATCGATGTACTCGCGTGTCCGAGCTGGAACCACACTTTTGAATGCTTGGGCTTTTTCTAGGCTCATTGTGCTTCCCTCATTGGAATGATGTTGCCTCTCTCGACCTCTCTGCTGATCTCCTCATCTGGTTTGACAGAAGCTCCGCGCATTTTTTCCATGATTTCCATTTGCTGAGAGGGGCTGGGGCCATCTCTCTGGAGCTTCTCTGGGGGAATGCGGAAGCGGTCTATGTCGGAGATGCCCATTGACCGGACGGCTTCTAGAGTCATCGCCTTGAGATCGAGTTCCATGCCTAGGCCGGACTGCGATGCGACCTGGACTGCGTTCAGCCAGGACTCTGGAGAGCGAGAAGGTTCAATAGGTAGTGTGCCGTCAACGACCAAGTATTCTATGTCACCTTGCAAGTCGGCATTCGAGTAGTCGAGATAGCCGTCTTGGATCATTGGGTCTAGGGTTTCATTAGATTGGTCGTTGCCCATGCGGATTGAGCCGTTTAAGGCGATGGCATCTTGGATGTTCTCAACGGACATTCGGACGAGAGGTCGAATAGACTGTGCTGAGATGATGCGTGAGAGTACCCCTAGCCGTTGTGAACCCAGTTGTGTAAGACGTTGTACCTCGTAGGCGGTGGTTCTGTCGGAACCAGGGGATGGCATTCCTTGCTGTGCGTCACTGGCGGCTGATAGGCGTTGCTTGATTTCACTTAACGCCCCGATATCATTCCAATGCCCTCTCGTCACATCAGGAATATTGGCTATGTATACACCCTCTCCAGGTTCGTGCCCTGGAAGGGATCTAACAACGCCCCAAGGATTTCTATCGATTAGATCGCTGACAGCTACTCGCGTCGGGTCAACGAAAATCAAATTGTTCATGGCTGACTGCACATTGTCTATGCGTGATCGCAAGAGCCAAGTGGCTATGTCGTGCAGTGGTAGCAACAAGTCGTAGAGTGATTGAGCGTAGTTTTTATGTGTGTCATGGTAAAGGCCGCCAATGACAACCGGAAACATACGCCCGTATGGGTTTAGCTGGCACCGGATCACCATGCTCTCGTCTATAATGGTCACGAGGAGCCATACACTATCAAGCGTTGGTAAGTTGACTTGGTATCCGGCAAGCTTGATCCATGCCTCGTCTACGACTCGCGAGTTGCCCAAAGAAAAGAATGTAGATGTTCTCCCAATAGATCGCTCATTTGGGGTTAGCGGATCGATTGATAAGCCCCTGCCCTCTTCCTGATGCCAGCGATGTGCTTCCCATGCTTGCTGATCCGTAGATTGGCGGTATCGATACTTGATATCTTGCCGTAGCTTTGGATATAGACCAGTCTGCACGAGTGCGTCGTAGCTGCCTGTGCTTGTGAAAACACAATACTGCATGTTTTCCCAGTCACCCCATTGGACGCGAGGGTCGGGAAAGACACGGCGGGGATCGAAGTTCGATATATCGTTTGTATTATTGCCGGAGTTCCAGGTGACCTTTGTCGGTGCGAACCCATAGCGGATACAGTCTAGGAGGTGTTGGGCTAGACGGGCTTCACCAGCAGTTCTTCGCATGTGCTGGTGCAGGACTTGTTCTAAGATGGCGGCTGCTTTTCGCGAGTTGCGGTTCAAACCCTCAAGCTGGAACATGGGATTGCGACCACCAAGAGCTGCCATAAGATATGTAAGGACTGTATCTGCAATTGCACGGGTATCGCCTATGACCGCTTTCTCGCGGAAGCGAGTAGCTTCGGCTGGGACGTATACATCGTGTGCGCGGTCAGCAAGTTTCCAATGGTCGTATCTGCGAGAGATACGGCTGTAGGACATCTTGACGATCTCGCGGATGTAATTAACAAGCCGAGCATTCTGATCTTCAGTTAGATCAACTGCAATGTCTTCGCTTGCCATCAGCTTTCGTGCATGAGGGGCGAGATCTACAATGACGCTGTCGTCCATAAAGGACTTCACGCTTTCTGGTTGTGCTAAAACTGCCATACTGGATTCTGTTCTTTCTACAAGTTTATGTCGTCCCGTTATTCACCAAGTGCGGTGTGGTACGGACTTTGTGCGAAGGGATTTGTTTTGCCGAAAACGGAATCTGTGTAACCTCGATGGGATTGTATCTGCTTGAGGAGAGAGTCCTCTGTTGTAAGCGGGTCTACGCTGAAGTCACTGGCTGACTGAAGTGGTGTTCGGGCGAGGATGTCGAGGACGATTGCCAGAGCGTCTACCTGGTCGTCGTGGTTTGCATTCGGAAACTGTTCACATTCTTTCACGAAGTCATCTACCCAAGGAGCGTTGGTCGGAAGCATACACCTGCCTCCTTCTATGAGAGGCGTGACTGCCGATACTCGCGAAACTTTGTCGTTGACAACTTTATAGGGGATGACCGACATGCCGCTCTGGTTCTTCAGTTCTTGCAGGGCTGTGATGCCGGAGGCTTTGTCTTCTATATATATGGCTCGAAGACCACGACCACGCCATTGCGTATTCAGCCGGATGAGCGCACGTTTGAGTTCTGGAAAGTCGAGCCGCTCACGCATGACCTCTAAGATGTAAATGTCCCCATCAGTTGCCAGACCAGCGACAACAGCCGCTGAGTAGTCCGAGAGATTTGTCTTTTTGAATGCACCGTCTACGCCAATAACGATCTGCGCGAACTTGGGTAGTAAGTCAGGCGAGGAATCATAGGTGCCCCACCAATTACTTTTAATTAAGTTGCCGCCCTCTGTGTACGGTCTTTGCTGATACTGGCATGTGAACTCGCGAGGGTCAGCTCTCTGCTCTCGCTGTAGCCATTCAAGAGGGAACCTTTCGGGCCATAGAGCCGTTTCTGTGGGGAGCCTGCCTTGCGCTTTCTTTTTTGTGATCGCCTCGTAGCTGACATGATGCCAAAAGCCGTCTTTGTAATCCTGGGACTCCAAAATTGTGCCTGTTATGTCTCCTGGAACCCACCTGGTATGGATGACGATGGTGATTGGCTGGCGATTGTCTCTGTCTGGTTCTCTACGCCGCCATAGGGCAGAGTTCCAAAACGACCATATGGCACGGCGTTGCGTTGGACTTTCGGCTGCTTGGCGATTGGGATAGGGATCGTCCAGGATAAGAAGGTTTGCAGGACGACCAATTGTGTTTCCTGATTGGCCTAAAGCGAGATACTGGCCTCCTTGATCAGTAAGCCAGTCTGCCTTTGCTCCGGTCTTGGCTGATATGGAGGCGTGAGGGAACGCAAGCTTGGTGTGGGGGTTTTCAAGATAGGCGCGAGTTTCCGCGCCGAAAGATTCGGCTAGGTCTTTTGCCGCACTGGATACCAAGATCTTCGACCAGGGAGAGCGGCAGATGCAGTAAGCTGGAAACAGCTTTGTGGCGAGAGTACTCTTGTTATGGCGCGGCGGCATGTTGACGAGGAGGTTATATACGGGTTCGCCTTTTTTATTTAGCAGCTCCCGACGCTCCAGCTTGTCCAGCAGTTCGATGAAGTCGCGCTGGTACTTTGGGATCTTCCATTCGGGGTGCATGAGTTGCACGAAGCCAAGGAACCCCTCTTCGGCGGCACGAACTTGTAAAAGCAAGGATGCCAGTTCGGCATCTGACATCTCGCTTACGAGTTGCCCTGTCTCTGGAGCGTTTTGGTTTTTCGACATGCGTCAGGTGGCAATTGCCATTAACGAAGCGATAACCACAAAACCTATAAAGAAGATTATGCCGATTTGGACAACAGATTTCTGCTTGCCAAACCACTCCTGGGCTTTGTCAAAATATTGCATCATGGTGACCTCCTTAGATGATGATGGATGACCGTGCCCTACGACGACGTATCTGACCGTAGGTGCTTGCGGCCTGTTGAAAATTCTCTTTCCTGCGCTCGTCAACGTCTTCTGTCGTTGCCAACATCACCTCCATCATGCGCTCTGTAATCGCGGCCTTGCGATTTTGTGGCGGTATGGAAGACAGATCGATTGCTGATATGGCACGGCCCAGCTCCTGTGGAGTGCAAGTTGTTTGGATACGGTCTTTTTGTTTGTTGACGACTTTCATTCTTTTTCCTCCAGATCCTGTATTGCTGTGAAGATTGCTTGTTGAGCCATTTGAGGCAGGATGTAAGTGAGCGATGCCGAGGGCACATCGAAATGAACGTGGTGTTTGATCGTGCCCTGCGAGTTTATAGTGAACCCCACCAAAACATATCCATCGATTGGTACATGCCTTTTGATTTGTCTGGCTGTGGTCATAAGGGTGTCGCGAGTTTCTTTCCTCATGCGCTTTCGGTAGGTGTTCCGGTGCATTGAGAGCTTGACGACTTCGCCCATTAGAGAACTCCAAAATTTTGATAGCGCGAGAGAGCTGCTAAGTTAATGAAAAAAAAATTTTTGCGTTGGGGGAACTGGGGATTGGCCCCCCCCATGTCCGAAAAACACGCCTTTTTTCCATGAGACTGGCCCCGATTTTTTTTATTTTTCGTCGCTGTCACTGGCATCAAAATCATCTTGATTGTCAAAAACTGGCGGTTTTCCGCCGTTTGCGGCATCCTTACTAGTGGTGCTTCCTTGTCTTTCTGCGACCATTTCTTCTAATTCTTGACGCGATAAACCGCTTATTCTGCGTGTGGTTTTGTCGTTTTGTTCGACGTAAGTCGTTGAAATGTCAGGAACAATTTTGTTCAGCAACAATTTGTATAAGTTGAACTGCGTAGGCGACCATTTTTTTTCGCCTATCAGCACTAAATCAACGTCTTTTTGTACGTTTGTGACGGATCTCTGAATACTTGAGCGCAAACGAGCGATTTCTCGCGGCGATAGTGTCGCCAGCTTAGATGCATTTTTTAAAGCTTTCCTCATAATTTCAGCATTTTAGCGACGATTTCCGGCGCGTCGTCCTGCTTCGTTTTCCGGCGATCAAAAAACAGCGATTTGCAGCAACCTCATTCCCCGAAGGGGTAAAGGGGTCAAATTCAATTTTTTTTTGAGAGGCGGCAAAATGGCTTATCCAATGCAACAATTTTCCAAACCGGAAGTTATCGAGTTCTCACGCATGTTTTCCACCGATAGCGCCAAAGCAATCAAGGCCAGCGGCTATGGCTACCTAAACGGAATAAACTACATGGCACCCTACAACGTCGCCGGAAAAGGTACAGTTTGCTCTGATGCATCCGCCGGATGTAAGGCACTATGCCTAGGCATGGAGAGTGGACAAGCGGCAATCCGCAAAGAGGGAGGCACCAATAAAA